GATGTATTAATTTTACACTTTAATGAATTAACCCTTACAGACGAAGATACTCAGTCTAAAATTGATGAGAGATATTTACGAATGCAGGTTATTACCCCAAATGAGGTAAGAATTAGAAAGGGAATGGTTCCAATTGACGGTGGGGATGAAGTGATTCAATTAAAACCTCAACAGGCAGCAGAGCAAACAGCACAAGCGATGAATAGTCGAGCCCGAACCCAAGAAAGAGATTCTAACTCACCTGATATTTCAGGGGAGGCCAGAAACCCAAAAGGTGAGGGTAGGGTCACAGCTTAATTATTAGGCAACTAGTTATTTGCCTTTTTACATTTTAAAAGATAAAATTAAGCATATGAATATTGAAAAATCTTTATGGTCTTCTCATGGCGATAACATCAGCTTATCTGTCCCATTTACTAAAGTCAACCGTGAAAAAAGAACTGTTTCTGGATTCGCAACTTTAGACAATATAGATCAAACAAATGATCTAGTAACTGCAGAAGCAAGCCTGAAAGCTTTTGAAAATTTCCGTGGCAATATCCGTGAAATGCATGGATCAAATGCTGTAGGGAAAATGCTTTCATTTAGACCAGAAACATTTTATGATCCAGAAACAAAAGAATTCTATAGCGGAGTATATGTAGATGCATACGTTTCTAAAGGCGCACAAGATACATGGGAAAAAGTTTTAGACGGAACTCTACAAGGGTTTTCAATTGGCGGAAAGATTACAGAGTCAGACAATGAAGTAAATAAGTCAACAGGTAAGACTGTAAGATTTATTAAAGGCTACGATCTGCTTGAGCTTTCAATTGTAGATTCACCAGCAAATGAATTATGCAATATTTTATCAATTCAGAAATCAAACGGTTCCTTAATTTTTAAAGGTATTGCTGCAGAAGTTTCTACAGAAAACATTTTTTATTGCGAAGAAAGCAAATCAGTATTCATCTCACAAGATGCATCTTATGATTCCCCTGTTACTGGTAAGCCAGCAGCACTAATTGGGTGGGTAGAGTCTAATGATGTTAATAAATCAAAGGAGATAGATAAGATTCTTGATTCATTTTTGAAGTCAAGATTACCGTTGCCTGAAAGACAAACAATTGCAAAACAGGCAAACGTAGAAGGAGGTAGTGAAGTGTCAGAAAACACAGAAACAGTAGTAGTTGAAGAAACTGCTCCAGTAGAAACACCAGTTGTTGCTGAGGAAGCACCAGCTGTTGAAGTAGCTGCAGAAGATGCAGTTGCAGACGCTTCTGCCGAAACTCTAGAAAAAGCAGCCGACGTATCAGAAGTTGAGGTTGATGAACCTGATTTTGCAAAGATGCTTGGTGATTTAAAGGGCTTTTTCTCAGAGACTCTAAATAAAGCTTCTGAGGCAAATGCAGCACAGGTTTCAACTATTAAAGAAACAGTAGAAACTTTCAGCAAGAGCGTCGATAGCAGAATTTCAGAATTGGCAGAACAACATGCCGTATTAAGTAAGGCTGTTGAAGATATCAAGGGCACAATTGATGGCGTAGAAAAGCGTGTCGATGCAGTAGAATCAGAAACTGCAATTAAGAAGTCCTCTGACCTTGGCGGGTCACAGGAAGTAACAATCAAAAAATCTAAATGGAACGGTTCTTTCCTCGGTTCCGTGAACGAATTATTTAACTAAAAAGGGTAGGTGAAACAAACAATGAGCAATGAATTATTAGAAAAGACAATTGCAGCAGGTACAACTGCTACAGGTACTTTTGCATCCACTACAGGTGGAACAGGAGTGCACCGTGCATCCGAAAACGGAAACGGTGGTCTATTAAACGCAGAACAATCAGCTCGCTTTTTAGACTATATGTTCGACGCAACCGTAATTGGTAAAGTCGCCCGTACAGTCCGCATGAGAGCAGATACTACAGAAATTGATCGTATGTCAGTTGGAGAGAAGCTTATGAAGCTTGCAACTGAAGGAGACGACACAGCATCAAATAGTGCTGTTACTTTCTCAAAGATCTCTTTGACAACAAAGAAACTTCGCTTGGATTGGGAGCTTTCAACAGAGTCTCTAGAAGACAACATTGAAGGTGCTGATCTAGAAGATCACATCGCCCGCTTGATGGCAACACAAGCAGGTAATGATATTGAAGATGTAGTCCTTAACGGAAATGCATCTTTAACTTCAGATGCACTATACAAGTCATTTGACGGTATTGTTAAGAAGGCAAAGGCCAGCGGTCACGTTGTTGACGCAGGTGGAGCTGCAGTAAGTCGTGCTGTATTTAACAGCGCTCTTAAGGCTCTTCCACGTAAGTACAAGCAACGCCGTGCAGATCTTCGCTTCCTAGCAGGATCAAACTTGATTCAAGATTTCCTATATGCTAACAGCATTGGAACAAACAATACAATCCCACAAGATATTGCTTCAAGCATTATCCGTGGACAAGAGGTACAACCACTAGGTGGACCTGCAGGATATGTGGCACCATTCGCATTCGGTATTCCGATTGTTGAAGTTCCACTTCTTCCAGAGGCACAAGATGGAGATTACACAGGAGAGTCTGGCAACCACGGAGACATCCACTTGACATTCCCAAATAACGTAGTTATTGGTATCAAGCGTGACGTAACTGTTTACCGCTTCTTCTGGCCACGTAAGGACTCTATCGAGTACACAATGTATACTCGTGTTGGCGTTCAAATCGAGCAAGCAGATGCTTGGGTCGTTGTTAAGAACGTAAAAGTAGCTTCATAATAGGATTAAATCCGCAAGAAAGGCCCCCAATTAATTTTGGGGGCTTTTCATTTTAATTTAGTAATGCTATAATTAAATAACCTAGATTAAGGAGATTACTGTGTCATTTGAGACATTAAAGATATCTGAACTTAGAAAGATCGCTGAAGATTTCGGCGTAGATACAGAAGAGTTAAAGAGTAAAAACGATATTGTTGCATCCCTAGCAGACGAAGGCGTTACTTGGGCGGTATATCAAAAAACAATTAAAGATGTAGAGGATGCCAAGGAAGATATTTCTTATGAAGTTCTACCTAAATTTGATCCAAAAGCGGAGCAGCCAGAAAATACTGTTTTAGTTAGAATGACAAGAGCTAACTTTAGATATGATATTATGGGATTCACCTTTACCAAGGATCACCCATTTGTTGCAATGGATAAAGAAAAAGCACAAGAAATTTTTGACAAGGAGGAAGGTTTTAGATTAGCTAACCCAAAGGAAGTTCAAGAATTCTATAGCTAAATTAAACTTTAAAAAATGGAAATATTGTTAGGTACCAATTCGCCAGTAAAACATAAAATTTTTTGGCAAGGGGAAATTAGAGACGCAGATAGCAACCCAGTAGTAAAGCTATTTGACATAACTGAAGACCCAGCAGTAAATCCAGCAATTAACCCAATCACAATATTAGAAACATTAAACTCTGTTAAACTAGAAAACGACATAGGAACTTATGTAGTGTATATTCCATTTGAGTATACAAATAGACATCGAGAGTTAAAGTTGTCCTGGATATATAGTGTAGATGGAGTAACAGTATTTAAAGACCATAAACTAGAAGTTGTAACCCCATATACAGATATTGCACAGTCCATGGACGTTCTTGGAGTTGGAACAGATCCATCTGACCCAAACTATAAAACATATGATCAGTTACTAGAAGCTGAAAGGTATGCCAGAAAAAAAATTGAAGCTTATACTGGACAAAAATTTTCAACCTACGATAACGTTTATGTTACAAACGGATATGGTTCAGATACCCTTCCGTTACCAGAAAAAATAACAGATCTTCATGAGCTTTATGCAAATGATATATTATTGCTAGACAACATTAATGAAATTAATAATTGGAATTATACTGTTGAAATATCTACTACTGGATACGGAATAAGAGTTAATCGTGCAAACTCTTTAGATAATACGGTATATACTGCAAATGGAATGGTTCCCCCATCAATTCATGATTCAAATGGAATTTTTCAGGATAATGTTAGCTATAAAGTTCAAGGAAGATTTGGTTGGAATGAAGTTCCAGACGAAGTAGAATTGGCATGCATCGAACTAATGAAAGATTATTTTTCTAAAGATAAAATATGGAGAAATAAGTATATAAAGAATATATCAACGTTTGACTGGGATTTTGAATATACATCAGAGGCATATGCTGGGACTGGCAATGCTTATGCAGACAGACTTTTATCAGACTATGTGATGGTGAGCAAGGTTCAGGTAATATAATGAACGACCTTATAGACTCCGTCCTGTCTATGAAAATGGATGTGTATAGACAGTCTGATGCACAAAATCCAGATACTGGGGCAATTATAAAAGAGTGGAATTATTATAAAACTTTAGACTGCCACGCCAAAGGAGTAGTCAGCAATTCAGCCACTACTAGATCAAGCGACAAACAGGTTTTTGACAACAGGTATTTAAACGATCAAATAATTCAAATTAGAACATCTGAAAGACTTATTCTTAGAGAAAAAATTACTAACGTTAGGGATAACGAAGGTAATGTTATATGGGCAGAGATTAACTTCCCAACAGAAACCCCAACAGTTTTTGAAGTAATAGGAACTACGCCAATAACAGATCCATTTGGAAGAGTGATTGGATATAACTCATCCATGAAGAGATCGGAGAATCAACAAATTGGACTCTAGTAGATTACTCGTACAGGCAGCAAGCAGCCTAGAAAGATTAATGGTTGGAAGCTCAAAAGATGCCTCAATTAAAGATAGCAATGTAGCGCAAATATCTGCAGCAATATACTACCAGGCTAACGTCATTGCTAAGTTAACAGAAAGCAAGCAATTTAAAGATAAATTTAAGTCCGTTATATTTGCACAAATTTTAAAAGACTTTGGAAATTATGTAGACGCACAGGCTAGAATAAAGCCTAAATCCCTTCATCATATGTATGAGTGGAAAAAGGCTGGAGACGAAAAGGCAAGACTATTTAATCTAAGAATGATGGATGGAGAAGGAGTTTCATTTAAAATATCTTATGAGTATAAATTATCTAAATCGTTTGTCCCAGGCCCACAAGGAAGAAGAAGACACGTATTTACAAATAAAGCATCTGTGATGGAGGCTGGAATGCCTCTAATAATTGCTCCACGCCATTCTGAGAGGCTTGTATTCGATTCTAATGGTCAGACTATCTTTATGCCCAAAGGGGCCTCAGTGGTCGTTAAAAGGCCTGGAGGAAACGGTGTAAAAAATCAGTTTACTTTAAAATATAGCATATTCTTTAGGAGCCAGTTAGTTAATCAATCTATTAAGGCTTCGGGATTCCAAAGACTATTTAATTCATCATTGACAAAAGCAATGAAACTTCCAGCATCAATTAAAAAGGTTCAATATTCATTTTCAGCAAATACAATTAGATCTATGGCGGACTCAGCAGTTGCCCAATCCTTCGGAGGTGCAATGATATGACACCAGACTATAAACTAGATGCTATGTTTGAGCTAAGAAAAT